ACATGTCTAGCAGGTGCAACAACCGATATTGCATCGTTCCAAGTTTCAGATGTCGATAGTGCCATTATAGAATATTCAGTAAGAGCATCCGGTGGTTCTGGTAATGCGTATACTAGAACTGGAACAGTACACATGACAGGCAGTAGTGTACTTGCAGACGCAACACTTAATGACACTGGTGCTGTGATGCAAAACGGTTTTGGCTCAACTACATTTGATTTAAGTGCAGTATGGGACGGCTTATCAAATACAATGAAATTAAGAGCAACAAATAATTTATCAGATGGAACAACAAGACCAGCCACATTTAAATTTCTAGTCAGAAAATGGTTGGTATAATTGCTTGACCAAATAACAAATCCCCAGCAACGATTATCTATATGGCGAGACTATAAAAACGGTCGCCCAACACTGGAAAATGTGTTACAATACATCAATTGTATAAAACCAATAAGTAGAACTTTTGATTACTATACTCCTAGTCATTGGCCCACACCATGGGAAATATTAGACCAAGGCTTGTTTTGTGTAAGTGGTAAAGCAATTTTATTATACCATACACTAGCACAATTAGAATATATAGATACAAAAAATGTTAGGTGGATTGTAGCAGAAAATAAAGAAATTTTTGAAGAAGGACTTGTGTTTTTTGACGGAGTATGTTATTATAACGTTTTACCGGATACAAGTGTAAATATTGAAAATTTTGATAATTACATAACAGTTAGAGAAATTATTAGACAGGAAAAACTCACAAAGATTCATGAAAGTTACAAAGAGAGACGGCACTAGAGAAGACCTAAACATCGACAAACTACACAAGGTCGTGATGTATGCAGTAGAAAACCTTACTGGCGTCAGTGCATCACAAGTAGAAATCAACAGCCAAATACAATTCTATGATGGCATTAATTCAACTGATATACAAGAAACTTTAATTAAAAGTACAGCAGACCTTATATCAGAAGAAACACCAAATTATCAATATGTTGCTGGTAGATTAATCAATTACCATTTGCGTAAGCAAGTATACAACACATTTGAACCACCATGTCTTTGTGATATTGTACAAAAAAATATTGATGCTGGTTTTTATGATCCAGAATTTGTAGAACTATACACAAAAGAAGAAATCAATGTATTGCAATCTTATATTAAGCATGACAGAGATGAAGATTTAACCTATGCGGCTATGGAACAATTCCGTGGCAAGTATCTTGTACAGAATAGAAGTACAGGTGAGATATACGAAACACCACAAGTAGCATACATGATGATTGCGGCAACATTGTTTAGTAAGTACCCTGCTAAGAAAAGAATGGCGTATGTGAAAGCATACTACGATGCTATTAGTACATTTAGAATTAGTTTACCTACACCAGTAATGGCAGGTGTGCGTACACCACAAAGACAATTTAGCAGTTGCGTACTCATTGAAACTGATGATAGTTTAGACAGCATCAACGCAACATCAAGTGCTATAGTTAAGTATGTAAGTCAAAAGGCAGGCATTGGGATAGGTGCAGGTAGTATTAGAGCAATTGGTTCTAAGATTAGGAGTGGAGACGCAACTCACACAGGAGTTATTCCCTTCTACAAACTATTCCAATCAGCAGTTAAGTCTTGCTCACAAGGCGGAGTAAGAGGTGGAGCGGCTACACTATACTATCCAATTTGGCATTTAGAAGTTGAAGATTTACTAGTATTAAAGAACAACAAAGGTACAGAAGATAACCGTGTAAGGCACATGGACTACGGTGTACAGTTTAACAAATTAATGTACGAAAGACTTATTAGTGGTGGCAATATTACATTGTTCTCGCCTAAAGATGTTCCTGGTTTATACGATTCATTCTTTACCAACCAAGATAAATTTAAAGAATTATATGAAGCGGCAGAACGTAAAACAAGTATTAGGAAAAAGTCTATTCCTGCCATTGAATTGTTTAGTTCGTTTGTTCAAGAACGTAAAGATACAGGAAGAATTTATTTAATGAATGTTGACCATGCTAATACCCATGGAGCATTTATAGAAGACTTAGCACCAATTAGACAAAGTAATTTATGTTGTGAAATTAATTTACCAACTAAACCGCTTTCACATATTAATGATGAGGAAGGTGAAATTAGTTTGTGTACATTAAGTGCAGTAAACTGGGGTGTTATTAAAGACTTTGAAGAAATGAACAAAGTATGTAAGTTAGCAGTTAGAGGGTTAGATGAGTTATTAGACTATCAACAGTATCCTGTGTTAGCGGCTGAACTCAGCACAATGAATAGACGTCCATTAGGTATTGGTATTATTAACTTTGCTTATTGGATGGTTAAACACGACATGACATATCAAGAGCCTAACTTAGAATTAATTGATGAGTGGGCAGAAGCATGGAGTTACAGTTTAATTAAAGCCAGTAATAAACTAGCAATGGAAAAAGGTGCTTGTCCTAAGTCAATGGAGACAAAATACGGACACGGTATTACTCCTAACCAAACATACAAAAAAGATTTAGATGAACTAGTTAAACACAAAGAAAGACAGAATTGGAAAGAACTAAGAAAGAATCTAGTAGAACATGGTATAAGAAACAGTACGTTAATGGCACTTATGCCTGCTGAAACATCAGCACAGATTAGTAATAGCACAAATGGTATTGAACCACCTCGTGGATATATCAGTATTAAGCAAAGTAAACATGGTGTGCTAAAACAAGTAGTACCAGGCTTTCCTTACTACAAAAACAAATACGACTTGTTATGGGACCAAAAGTCTCCGCAAGGCTATTTAAAAATAATGGCGGTGTTACAAAAGTACATAGACCAAGGTATTTCGGTAAATACATCGTATAATCCAGAACACTATGAAGACGAAAAAGTACCAATGAGCGTACTGATTCAGGACCTCCTAATGTTTTATAAGTATGGCGGCAAACAGTTATACTATAATAACACATACGATGGCCAAGGTGAAATTGATATTAACAAAGATGACAAATTAGAAGATTTGCCAATGGGGGAAATCGATGACGAAGACTGTGAGAGTTGTAAAATTTAATGAGCGTACTTAATACTAAATCAAAATATACTGACAAAAGTAAAATGTTTTTATCAGAAGACATGGGCATTCAGCGATTTGATGTTTTAAAATATAGACAGTTTGATAAACTCACAGAAAAACAGTTAGGGTTCTTTTGGCGTCCAGAAGAAGTTGACATTACCAAAGACAGCAAGGATTTTAAAGACTTAACAGACTTTGAACAACACATCTTTACTAGTAATTTAAAAAGACAAATACTGTTAGATAGTGTACAAGGACGATCACCTAACTTGGCGTTACTGCCAATTGTCAGTCTACCAGAATTAGAAACTTGGATCGAAACTTGGGCATTCAGTGAAACCATTCACAGTAAAAGTTATACACATATTATTAGAAATGTGTACCCAGATCCTAGTAAAGTGTTTGATGAAATGATGAGCATTAAAGAAATCATTGATTGTTCAGACAGTATAACACAATACTACGATTCATTAATTGAGTATAACAGACTTAGAGAAAACGGCAGTTCTAAATACAGCGAGTATGAACACAAGAGACGTATTTGGATGTGTTTAATGAGTGTAAACATTTTAGAAGGTGTACGTTTTTATGTATCTTTTGCTTGTAGTTGGGCATTTGCTGAACTTAAGAAAATGGAAGGTAATGCTAAGATTATAAAACTTATTGCTAGAGATGAAAATGTTCACTTAGCAAGTACACAACAAATGCTAAAACTTTTACCACGAGAAGATAAAGACTTTGAAAAAATACAAAAAGAAACATACGAAGACTGTACAAAACTTTTCTTAGATGCTGTAGAGCAAGAAAAGAATTGGGCGGACTATTTGTTTAAAGATGGTAGTATCATTGGATTAAATGCAGAACTATTAAAACAATATGTAGAATACATTGCAGGTAAAAGAATGCATGCCGTAGGGCAAGAAAAAATTTTTAACACTGGAACTAATCCGTTACCTTGGACACAAGCATGGATTACAGGTGGCGAAGTTCAAGTAGCACCACAAGAAACTGAAATAAGCAGTTATGTAATTGGTGGTACAAAACAAGATGTCGACAAAGAATCCTTTAGCGGCTTTTCATTATAATATAAATATTCACACACAGAGGAACACATGTTAGTAAATAAATCTCATACAAAAGGTGACGTTGTCACAATCAAATTAACCAGCGATACAGAAATCATTACACGTTTTATCAGTCAAGATGAAAATGGTATCACAATAGAAAAGCCTATGGCAGTACAAATCACTCAACAAGGATTAGGATTAATGCCGTGGTTGTTTAGTGCTGATGCTTCTAAAGAAATTACTATTTCAAATGAAAAAGTGTTTTGCACTATGGATACACTAAAAGATCTTGCTGATCAGTATCTTGAAGGCACTACTGGAATAAGTTTAGCAAAGGCTTAAATAAGGTCTAGTTGTAACTGTTTTGATATAATTAGCGACTGCTTTTCTTCATCGC